GAGTAACTTCATATCCGTCAAAAGCTTTCAATATAAGTTCTTCAACTTCATCCCATTTTGCTCCACTTCTGTAGCTACCAATTTTGTATGGCATAGCTACAGATATTTTATTCTTTTCTGCAACCTGTCTTACAGCTAGTAAACATTTAAACAATGCTTCTGTATCTGTGTATTGTTTACCATCATTGCCAAATTTATATTGACCAAACATATTTACAACAATCTTATCTTCACCGACAACTACACCTTGCACTTGACCTAACAATTCTTTACGCAAATCTTCTCCTTGTGTATACTCATCCACCTTCTCTAAATATTCTTCATATACATTAGGATATTTATTGCGAATTTGTTTTGCCACACCACTACCCATGACGCCCATGCAATTTACTTGGTGAGCAATTATGTTTTCTTTTGCTTTCAATAAATCGCCTTTAACAATTTTAATCATTACTACCACCTCCAAATAAATTATATCATAATTTTTTGTTTTTGTCAAATTGCAAATATAGATGCAAGAAAGAATAATAATGCCATAAATATTAAAACAGGCGTAAATACCATTTTATCATCCTTCCCATCATAGAGAAGAAGTTTGTCAACTTTTGACAAACTTCACTCTCCTGCAATTCTTAATATAGGGTCTAAGGCATTACGTGCATATTCATCAAAACAATCTTAATGAATGTTATTTCCTTCAACCTCTAAATATTCATCACCAACATATATTTCGTCACCACAATGTTCACAATGGCAAAATGTTTTCAGATGGTTGTCTGGAGTATCTAACTTCCATCTGTCATACTGTGCTTTCCATCTTTCCATTATGTATCAACCTCATCCATCGCTATATTTGCTAATTCATCTGCTCTATTATTTCCATCGTTATCTGCATGACCACGTACTTTGATTATTTTAATATCTTTTTGCATTGAAACTAATTCGTCAAGGCGTTTCCAAAGTTCTATATTTTCTGGCGTTTTACCATCGCCTTTCTTCCAACTTCTCTTTTTCCAATCCTTAACCCATTGATTGATACCATTTACGACATAAGCACTATCGCACATTATTTTTATTGGTATATTAGTAGTTTTTATGCATTCTAAAGACTTAATCATCCCTGTTAACTCCATCTGGTTATTTGTTGCACCAATTTCTGCACCATAAATCTCTTTTTTATGCGTTCCATATATCAAGATAGCTCCCCAACCACCTATACTATTCTCTTTTCCGTTATTCCTACTTGCACCATCGCAGTATATAAGTATTTCACTCATTATGTTTCCCCTCTACTCTTACAGCCTTTTTCTTAATGCAAATTCTATGCCTTTTCCATCATCTGTATTTATATATCCTTCAACTATAATTTCACTTGACTGAATGAGTGAAATGGATGGAAAAACATCTCCACTTCCCCCATTAATCTCACATTTTGTTATTACATAATTCTTATTTTTAAATGCTTTTGATATAGCATCTTCAAATTCTTTTTCAAGCTCGTATTTTACTACAATCATACGATTATCCTCCCTTAGTTATATTCACTCTGTCACATAGGATATCTAAGTTTATTTGTCTTAACTATAACCATTATAATCAATAATATTTCATTGTCATAATCACAATTGTACTCTACATTTGTCGTATAATCTTTTGGACTAATAAAAGTATTATTTTAACTAGTTCTTTGTTTAACAATGTTGTACCCCTCTTTTAAATTGAAATATAATCCTCAAGTATTAATTGTGGGATTGCTACCTTTTCTTTCTTGCTAAAATTGTACCATTCATTCATTTTTAATTCTCCAACAGCATCAATGGTGTCATAAACTCCAACTTCATTACCATATGATTCATCAACTTTAAACTTAATTAATTCAAAGTTATCAAACGTTTCAAACTTTCGTGTCTCTGCTGTTTTACCTAAAGTTTTTACTTCTTGAATCAAAACTCCATTGACTCTAGTAATTACTTTAGGGAATCCATTTCCTGTAACCATATTAAACTGCTCCATAGGTTTAACATATTCTTCTACCTCACTAATATCAATTTCAACATCATAAACAATCGTTGGCTCTGTGTCAGATAGTTCTGGCATATTCCATTCTATATACTCTATAAGTGTAGGTAGATATTTTTCTGGAAGTACAAAACCTCCTGCACCTTCATGCCCCATAGCTTCAATATTGATATTTCCATAGGCTTTATTCATATCTTCTGCAAACTGATTTAAGAATGATTTTAGTTTAAATCCACCGTAACTTCGGAAGCTTCCACTAACAGTTCCTTTATGTATACGCCCAACAATAGCAGGTCTTTTATAAACCTGTGCCAATTGTTGTGCAACAACACCGTTAAACCCTTTAGAAGCCTGTTCATCAAGCACCACTAATATTTTATCTTTTTCATTAATTTTTGTCATGTATTGTTCTATAATCTGTTTTTGCAAAACTTTTCTTGAATCATTGAGTTTTTGCATTTTTAACCTAAGTTTTTTAGCTTCATTGTCGTCATCTGTAAGCAAGATATCAATTGCTAGTTTAATATTATCCATTCTTGCCACACCATTTAATAATGGTGCTATTGTAAAACCGATTGCACTTGAATCAATTTTAAATAAATCAACCTTACCACCTTTTAATATTCTTATCAGTCCTACATTTTTCATATTGCGTAATCCATGCATTATCATAAACCTGTTTTCATAAACATCAACCCTCATAACATCAGAATACATACCAACTGCAACCAAATCCATAAAGTCGAATGGGTCTACTTTACCCTCATCTCCTAAAATATCTTCCATAACCTGCAATACTTTAAACACAACTCCTGCACCGCTTAGGAATTTGTTAGGGTATTCGTCACCTTCTTGTTGGGGATTTACTAATAAAACGTGAGGATTTTCAACTTCAATAGCATGATGGTCAATAATAACGATTTCAATTCCAAAATCGTCAATTAACTTTTTGCAGGCTTCTACATCATTTGAAGATGAATCAATGATAATTAGAAGGTCTGCTTGACTGATTTTCTCTAAATTCCTTTTATTCATTTCATAACGATACTTCTTTTCTTCATTAATTATTTCTCCATTTTCATCAACATCATCTTCATAAATAAAATCTAATCTTGTCTGTTCATGAATACCATGACCATGATTCCGTTCGTTATAAATATAATCTACATTATCTGTATAATTTTTTAAATATCGATACATAATACTAGTAGAAGTTAGTCCATCAGCATCAGCGTCATATGATAATACGATACGTTTACCATCTTTTACATATTGTAAGATTTTTTCACTTGCTTCAACAATATTCTTAATTAAATATGAGTCAAACATTTCATCTTTGGTTGGATTTAAGAATCTGTTTACATCTTCAATCCCTCTAATTTTAGCAATCTTATCCAAAATAGAATCTGTCGGATTCGGCATTACCTTCGGTGTCCTCTGTAACCATTTCATTATATACATCTCCTAACTTTATCATAGCTTCGTTTTCATATTTGAAATCGGCATGTGATATTGCCAGATTAATAGCACCCATCTCCTTATAACCTATAGCTATTTGTTTTATAATACCAAAACGTTTCATGTCATTTTCTCCTCTCAAATAATTATTTTTTGCGTTTAACAAAGCTGAAAATAAAATACGATTATTTTTTGTTTTAGTATCATAATATTCAACTTTGCTGAACATGTTACAGATGAATGAGGTAGAATTTTTTCTATGTTTCTATTGTGTTATTATTATATCATAATTATTTATGCTTGTCAACAAATTTTGGTAAATTCCTTACAATTTAATTTCATAAATATTATTTTCCACTAATTTATTCCAAATTTCAAAACCTTTATCTACAGGAGAGTCTTTACCTTCAAGCAAATTGTCTGTATCAATCATTCCATAAACTTTTCTTCCTTCAAAAACTTTTGCATATCTCTTTACATCTTTTGGTGTCTTATCTTTATCATAGCATAAAACAATCTCAATATCTAGTCCTAATTTTTTAATCATATCTGCCTGCACTTCTGAAATGTCAGACGCACCAATAGCTACTGTATTGTAAATCCCCCAATCAAAAGCTTTCATACAGCTTTTCTCCGCTTCATATATGTAAACCCTTTTTTCCATTAAGATATAAGGGTGAGCATTATGGAAATTAAACAATTCATAACTATTATTACAAGGATATAAATATAGATATTTGCGCTCTGGGTCATCATCTGTTTTCATTATTCGACCTTTAACGCCAACTATCTGTCCAAATCTATTCCTCAAAGGAAATACTACACGCTTAGATTCTAAATCAAATCCCACACAGTAAAATTGTTGTGTCTTATATGATATACCTTCATCAATCCAATCTTGGAAAGGGAGCGGTTTACCAAATGGGTAGTACTGTTGCATTATTTCTTCTGGTAGTACAGGATTAGGCTTTATCTCTCTTTTACGATTTTTATTCCCAATTATCTCTTTTAATGATGCTGTATAGTCCTTTACTACGATAGTTCCTTTAGTTTTTGACCAAAACTCATTCCAACCAAACAACTTACATATATATTCTTTAGCTTTAGGCAAGTCTTTCTGTATTTCTTCTCCACGTTTTTCATGATGGATATAAGATACTAAAGAAAATATATCTCCTTTAAAGTCCGCCCTATTTCTTATGTAACAAGACAATGATTCGTTTAACCGTACTTGCGTTGCACGTTTATTATTACTGTAAAACCTCTCTGGTAATTGAGCTGTTATTAATTTTCCATGTTGTTCCTCTTTTACATATTCACAGCCAATTGCTTCTAGTAATCTTATGATTTTGTCTGGGTCTCTTAGTTTATCTTTAATTTTCTTTAAGTCTGACATTCATCGAATCACCCCTTACTTTTACTATAATTATACCATTATTTATAGTAAAAGTCAAAAGCGGAATCTTACCTTCCGCTCTTATATTTCTCTACTTCCTCATCTGTTGCATATCTAAATGTCCAACCTTTGTGTGATTTTTGCACACCTCTTAAACAATGAGATATTAAGCTTTTAGTTAAATTATGTTCTTTTGCAAAATCTTTAATTACATTATGAATAAATTTATCTCCTTTAGGATTTATCGCTATAAAATACTTATTTGTAGTTCTATTCCTAAACTGTTTCTTCCATGTAGTCCACCGACAATTAGATGGCTCATACCTTTTGTTATTCTCGATTCTGTCTAAACTAGTATTATCTTCTCCAAATATGCTAGAGTGCATAACAAATGATTCATACATATCATTATAGAAGTTGTCAAATGAATGCCACCTATCACAAACTTTTACTCCTTTAGCACCATAGTCTTTATATGATGTGTGAGATTTTCTGTAACATCTACCAATCATTGATTCCCATATTTTGTAAAATCTAGTTCTTGACATATTGTGTGTTGTCATTCTTTCCTTATTTATTTCTCTCTTATGACAACCGCAACTAACTATTTTACCTCTATATATGTCGCTACCCCAAAATAGCAAATCTTTATTCCCACAATCACAATCACATAGCCAATATCCTATGTTTTTACCATTTTTATTTATATATCCAAATTCTCTTAGAGTTAACTTGCCTAACTTCTCACCTTGATAGTGAATACTCTTTTAGGTATCTCACTAATCTTTCTCCATTCTCTTAATCTATCTTCCTGATTTGTCATTGGCAACGAAGCACCACCCTATTTCTTTGAATGCGTTAAAATTAAATAATGGCTCAATAACTAGTACAGGTTGACCGTTATCATTTGTAGCACCAAATCGATTTTTAGGAGTAAACCACAAGTAGTAAGTCTTACCTTTTTCTAGTGTAAAATATTCTTTATCATAGCCACCTTTATTATTTTTAATCAATCTATAACATTGTAATTCTCTCTTTTCACCCTCATATTCATCTGCCCAAACACTTCTAAACATATACATGATTGAAGCTTCGTTTTTAGCTTTTTTACCTTCGCCAATAGCTTCATAGTCAAGGTATCGATGTTTGATAGCGTTATCTGCTAACTGGAAAGTTACAACAGTTCTCAAATTCATTCCACCTGCATTTTTACGTGTCCATCTATAAATCTCTTTCATATCTTCTGTAAACGTTTCCCAACGTGTGTCGTGCATCGATTCATCGGAAGGTTTATGTGTGTCAATTAGCAAATTATAATATCCACGATTTGCCCAAAATCTAACGATTTTTTCTAAATCTTTCATTACATATCTTTCCATAAAAATAACCTTAATTAAAGCTTCTTCTCCATCCATTAATTCCTTCATTTTGTCAAACGCTTCTCTAATTTTATTTTTATCAATATCTTGCAACCTACCATTGACTAGTCTCTTTCTATCAATTCCTGTATGTAACTCATGATATAAAATTGATAAAACCACTTTTTGACGTAATGCTTGTGCATCTTCCTCATTTAATACTACAATAGCACGTTCTTTGTTGGATATACATGACATAATGAATTTTTCAGTTATAATACTGCTCTTTCCTGCCCCTCCAAAACCACCTATCATTGTAACATGACCTCTAGGAATACCTTGTGATATACTATTCAATAATCCGCTCTTATAATATGGCAACATATCAGCCGATTCCTCTTCTAGTTTTCTAATAAACTCATCAGCATCTATATAGAGATTTTCGGCTTCATAGTTGCTTACGTTATCCATTGAAATCTTATTTAGTTTATCGCTCCAATATTTAGTCAACTGTTCACGATTCATTTTATGCCAATCATACTTTCCTTTTGGCACTAATACTTTAGCACCAAATAACTCATAAAGCTGTCTAATGACATAATTTTTCTTGATTACCTCATAATAATACTCAATATTATCAGCATTCTCTGCAACGATATTAACGGCATCCTCAATAGTTGTCATTTTGCCATATTGAGCAAAATCATCTTCAATTCCATATTCTTTTACCTTAGTATGTACTGTAATATCATCAAACTTCTGCACACCATCGTCATACATTCTTCCACCTAGTTCATAAAAGAATCCCCAAACATCATGTATAAATTCATCCTGTGATATAATATCTCTATACTCACCATAGTTATTGACTGGGTCTGCCCAAAGCAAGCCCACAAAGTATGCTTCATAAATTTCAGCATTCTTATTGATTTTTTCAACTTCTTTTCTAGCAATCTCTTTAGTTGTATCTTTCGCCATCTTACCACCTCATTAGTCATCTAAGAAATCTAGTATATCATCATTTTTTCTAGATTTTTTCTTGTAGTTGCTTTCAAACATTACATCTGTAGTTTCAACACGCTCAATATATTTATCAACCATAAACCGCTCTCTTTCACGTTTCTTTGCTCTCTGTTCAACGTAATAAATCTTATCAATAACTATCGATAATGCATATTTGAAAGCTCCCATAAAGCCATTGAAACTCTTAACGCTCAACCAATATTGAATTATGTCCTCACAATATCTAAAAGTTTCCTCTATTAAGCTATATGTATAACCCTCTTTATAGCGTTTACCCATGTTCTGCTTACCGAAAACCTGCTCACCATTTCTTAATTTTTGTAAGAGTGGATATGCTTGATTAGGTAGTTGCTTGATTCCAAAAATATCTTCTATTGTTGTTTTGAGTTTATCAAGCTCTTCTGCTTCTTTTTCTTTAAACCTTTTATCTTCTAAAAACTTTTGATAACAAGTTTGATGATAATACTTTCTCACAGGCTTAGTTTTACCAACTAGCTCAAACTCCATTTCATCTTTTGGTGTATCAGTTATGCCACAATATTGACATTTAACCTTTCTTCCCATATAAATCACTCCCCAAATTTATGTTCTGTATATATTATATCATTAATTTTTGCTTTTGTCAATAGGTGTATTTACGAACAAAGGATACTCTTTCGAGTATCCTTTTTAAATAATCATTTCCTTCACCATGTTTGCTATTTCATTGGAGCTATATATTCCAGTATCAAACTCTAATATTGTAATATCATTTTTATATTCGTCAATTTTTTCTTTATATCTACTCAATATTTCACCAATATCATTAATATTTATATAATCATCACTGCGATTAATCATTCTGTCTCGTATAATATCTTCATCAGCAAATAGGTATATAGTAATAGATTTTCTTTTTATCTCATTGATTATGGATTTTATATGACTTTCTTTAAGCATATTAGCATTATACATTGGTGCGTACACAAGATTAGATATAAAGTATCTATCTAATATCACAGATTCATTTAATCTGCTTAATGATAACATAAATTCATACATTTTTTCCGCACCTTGTTCTGCTATATTAAAATCGCTACCTTTTAAAACCTTAAATCCAGTTACCCTAGACAATTCATTGATTAATGTTGTCTTACCTGTGCAATCACAACCATCAACTATTATCATTATCGGATTTATATCTTTCCATACTTCCATATTTAACCACCCCCTTCTCTCAATACGGTAACTTTAATATCTCTTACACCGAAACCATATGCTTTTGACTCGTTTTCTACTAATATATCTATTCTATTGCCTTTTATAGCACCGCCTACATCTGACGATATAGCTACAAATGGTTCAAATGAATCATTTACGGATTCTATGTATAGTAAAGAATCCATAGGTATAACATTTTTATCAGTTGATACAACTCTGTAACCGTCTTTATAAACTGTATTTCTAACATCATATCCTGTTGCTGTTATACCTGTGCAACCATCACATTTTGATGTGTAAGCTGTGGCAACCATATTCAGTTTTCGAAGGCTGTCATATTTTTCTAATTCCTTTTTTAATTTTTCGTTCTCGTTTTCAACCTTTTTTAATTTTTCTTCAAATTCTAAAATCGAATTTTCTTTTTCGGATAACTTTTCGTAAACCGATTCGATTTCTAATTCTAATTCTGAAATTTTATCCTCTTTTATTTTTTTTGATTCTTTTAGAATTTCGATTTCTTTTTCGGCTTCCGATATTTGACCCTTATAATAAACATTTATAACAATAGTGAATAGTGTTATAAACATAAGAGCCAATGATAACGCAAGCGTATCATTTCTCTTATATAACAAAAAAACCACTCCTAATAATTTTTAACAATTTTACTATCAAAAACGATAGGTTGGTAATATTAAACTACCAACCTATTTTTGTTTTTATGTATTAATTATAGACTTTTAACGTATTCTAACGCTTTAGTCAATGCTTCAACATCATCAGATTTACGTGGGTCTGCACTTCCTAGATGTTCTTTAAAGTATTTTGCAACCTCAACTTTAACATCTTGTTCCATGCCTGTTATAATCTCTAAGATTTCACTTTGTAACTCTTCTGGTGTCTTAGCATTTTTAACTTTACTTACAAACTCTTGTGCTTCTTTCTCTTTCTGTGCATTCTGCTCTTTTCTGGCTTCTTCTACAGCTTTCTTATCTCCACCATATTCAGCTTCAATAGCTTGTTCAACTGTATCAATAAATCCTTTGTAAGAGTATTCAATACGGTTAGGTACATGCTTGAATCGGCTACCTGCTTCAAGTCCAGAATCACCTCTGAAGTAGATGTAGCGTTTATCAACCATTACACCTTTCTCTAATTCTTTACCCAACTCAACGAATACGATAAAGTCAACTTGGTTAAGAATTAAATCACGTACACGACCACTTAATGATAATGTAGTTTTATCGTATTTTAACCCTTCACGAGTTTCAAATTGACGGTCTTTATCATGTGTAATGTAGATAAGTGAGAATCCTGCTTTATCTAACTTTTGAAGCTGTTCTGAAATTGTATTGTCTAGCAACTCATAACCTTTACCATAGGCTAAATCGTTGATAGCTTCAAATTTCTTACCTTGTTTTCGGCTCTGTACTTTTAATACATGCTGTGTAGCCATTTTAGCCATTTCATCAACTGTATCTAATGCTAAGATACGGAATGGAATATCATCTTTCTCTTCAATTAAGTCGTCAACCAACTCTACGAAATCAGTCCATTCGTTAATATCTTCTGCATAAATACCGTTCAATGCGTTATATCCTTTTTCAAATGCGATTAGTAAGAGTTTTGATAAATCTCCATCATATTTCTCTTTAACGATTCCATGCACAAGCGATGTTTTACCTGCTTTTGGACGACCTGCGATAACATACTTGTAATTGAATGCGTCAGCTACTACACGATGAGGTTTTAAATTTTTAAATCTTGACATAAATACATTTCCCCTTTTTCACATTTTTTTTATTATGTGAAGGGGAGCTTTCCTTCTTGATTGTCTTAGCTCCTACGTTTCTGCGACTTTGTAAAATTTTTGTCTACGAATCTTAAATGTTATCGTTCAAAAATTCTATCGCAATTTTCGTGTTATTTTTCATAAAAATCGTTAGCAACTTTTCAGCGTGGTTGTTATTGTATATTTTAGCAATATTTCACCTTCTCTGTTATTGTTAAATTATTAGCAATATTTAGTCGTTGCTGTTATCGTGAATTTTTACGATTTTGTAATTGAGATTGGTGTGCAACCCTCCTTACACACCATTATTATATCATTATTTATTACTCTTGTCAAGCATAAATACTATAAACTCATTTTAAATTCTTAAAATGGCAACGAATCTTCGTCAATTTCGATATTCGAATCATCGTCTAAATCAAATGGATTTTTAGTATTAGGTTTTTTCTTACCACCCAATTCAGCTAAATCTTCATCGCCATCAATTAAACTATCTTTCTCGAAATCATCTTCTGTGTAAACCCCTTTCTTCCAAGCGTCTACACCGTTAATTCTCATTTCAGTAATATATGTACGTGATACATAGTTTTGTGCATGTTTAGGTTTACTACGCCCACCTAATTCTGCTAATAAATCGTCATCGTCATCTTCTTCCTCTTCAACTTCTTCAACGACTACACGATTAATAGTATCACCGAATACGTTAATAACATCACCAAAATTCATTTTTTTTGTAAACGCCTGTGCTAATTTAAGCATAGCAGGGTCGGATTCACCTTTCTCATCTGCAAAGTTAACAACAAATTGAGTATCTTCAAAGTTACCGTTAAAGTCAATGATGCGACCTGTAACATATGCTTTTTTCTCTTTTTTATCTAAATCAGCGTCAACAAACACCATTTCTTGTTCGAAATATGATACTTCTTCGAATTTCTCATCTTCAAAATCAACATCTTTAATTCGAAAAACTTTTTCAATTATATAGTTCTTTTGCTCCACAATCTCATCGTTACGGTTTTTGTATTTTGAATAGCGAATACTTCCTTCAACTACTACACTATCACCATTATTAAGATTTTCATAGATTTCTTTTGAAGCAACGAATCGTGGCAATCCTTTAGTTTTTAGTTTACCTTTTTCGTCATAATCTAAACCGATACGTGATTGTAATACTACATAACCTTGTTCACGCAATTCATCTTGCTGTTCTTCCCAAGTTCCAAAAGGAATGCGGTCTCCTTTATAATTAGGGTCTGCTTCACGTTTTTTACTGCTCCACAAAAACACTTCTTGTGGCTCGTAATCAAATGTTTGTACTGTGATTTCATTTGTTGGAGATGTTTTAACCCCAAATCGTAAGCTACGATATAAGCGACCATGATTTCTGTTGTCTGGCTTATTCATAACCTCTTCTCTAAAAGCACCATCTTTGTCGATACGTGTTACTTTACCGATGACTTTGAAAGTGCCTTTTGTTTCTTGTAGTTTTGTTTTTTCGTCTGCCATAACTATCAATTCCTCCTAAAATGATTATTTTTTGTATTTATGGTGAAGGAATAGAGTTTTAAAACTCTTTTCCTTAGTAACATATTCAATTATATCATAAATAAACTATGTTGTCAACCCTTCATAACACATTTTTCATAACATTTTCATCTGGGTTTCTAACGAATGAGGAATAAATCTCTTCTAATGATGTTTTATCTGTAAGAATCATAAATTCCACTAATTTAATAGCTTGTGTGCTAAAATGATATAGAAACACATTTTCAAACGCTTCCTTCATACCTATGTTATTACACATTTCAGCGAATTTGTCAAACGACAAATTCGACATATCGATTTTTGACTTTCGATAATCTAATAAATCATTAATAATATAATGGTTGTTACCAAAATGTTTTATGTAAAACTCTATGCAATCATCCTGTGTCCTTAATAATACTTTTGCAAAACCTTTGAGCTCGCCCTTTAATTCTAAAGAATCGATAAATTTATCAACAAAACTCACAGGCATTCTCTCCCTTTATCTAATTGTTTTTTATGTTAATGTAATTATAATACAAAATGATTAACTCGTCTATACATTTTTACATGAATATTACATTTATGTAATAAAGAGGGCAAATACCTCCTATTTATACTTCTGGTATTTGCGTTTCCACTCCTCTTTTTCTTTAGCTTTCTTATCTATATCAACATCAATCACATCAAAAATATCTTTGATTCCGATATTTAATACGTCAGTAATAGCGTATGCATATAACAATTTCCATGACGACCTATTGTCTAAAAGGCTCATGAAACCTTTATATGATAAATCTAATCCATAAGCATCGATTACTTTAGCATGAAAATCAATATAACTCAACCCTTTTTTATTTAAAATATTTTTTAATTTATTCTTATTTAAAATAATATCCTTTTCATGTAAAGAAACTTCTCTTGCCATATTTAATCACAACTCCTTGAATATATTTTGCGAATATTTTGAGTGGTAATCAACCCTTTAAGGTTATGATACGATTTTACATTGAATTGGTCTGCAACAATTTTTATGTCAACAAGTGATACTTCGTCATTTTCCATAATTTTATTTGCAAGATATAGCATACCACTCTGTTGTATAAATTTTGCATTAAATCTGTCTAAACCTAAAACTTCCTCTAACATGGATAATCTTCTATATATTACAAACTTGTCAACAGGCGTATTATAATTCTCTGTCTTAGTTATTGATGACCTTACAACATAGTCATTATCGACTAAATCTGTAAAAGGTTTAATATTATCATGCTCTGTTTGTGCTATTTCCCCGTTTCTTTTTAGATACATTTTTTGCTTAATAGCACCCTCGATTAAATATAAAGTCCTATCGTCAACATTGATAAACCGTTCAGTATATTTTAGAGGTAAACCTTTTTCATCTTCTTCTAATGTCTCTGTTAATTTTAACCTTTTGTTTTCAAAATCAACATCTGAAATCTTTAAGTTTCTTATCTCACTTAATTTCTTTCCACCTACGCCAATAAATAATAATCGTATAATTACTGCGTCTTGATAATTATTGCACATATCCTCTATTCTTCTCAGCTGTTTTTCGGATATATATTTCGAATCATCATGAATAAATTTTTCAAAATCATCTGGCTTCATATCTTCCATTACATTTTTTGAAATCAATCCAGTTTTGACGCACCAGTTTAAATAACTGGAAATGATTCTTCCGTATGATTCGATTGTATTTCTCGTTTTCGATTTAAAGCTCCAGAGCACTTTTTCAATCTCTTTTAGGGTAAACTGATTAATATCTTTATTCAATATTAATTCGTGTTTAAATGTGATTGTGAAAATTCTTCTATAATTATGTCTCGTTTTTTCTCTTATTGTATTTAAAAATTCATTTTTAACTTCTTCATTAAATATAGGATTATTTTTAATATTTGTCATATATTATCACTCCTAATATTTGTGTTTGTTTTCTACTATTATTTATATCCATTTGCACAACTTTTATACATGATTATTATAACTTTTTTAAAAAACTTAGTAAAGTGTGCTCTATTGACAATATTGTCAATATATGGTAATAGTAGATAAAACACAACTTTTATCAAAATATTGAGAGTGATAAAAAGCTCTTAATAGAGAGCCTTTTTAGCATATATAAAAACTGGGTGTTTTTGTATATGCGCTTTATCAATGATTGTGGCGTATTCAACATCATAAGAATAACATTAATAGACAAGGATATTACCATTAATTTTATAGAAATAATCGCAGTACCCTTGTTTATACTCATAATTCATTAATTCAATGCACTTTATTTCATCTTTTATTACATCCTCTATATATTTTCTTTCGCTCGCCTCTAATTAACTATATTATAACATACAATTTGTCTTTTGTAAAGAGAAATTTATCATTATTTTTGACTTTTTTCCTCAATAATTTCAATAACTTCATTCATTGAATTTTCACTCTTTTTCATTAATTCAACGCCCTCATTATATTTTTCAGTATTCATATCATCTTTAATTGCTTCAACTAATGTTTTACCTGCTTTATCCATTAAAGATAATGACTCCTTTACTTTAAAGTGAATATCAAGCATATTATTTGGCACATTACCATCCTCCTCCATTTTCACCATCAAATCA